GCCTGCGGCTCCCTCTGCAATATCGCGCAGAAACGCGCGTCGGCTCGTGATCTCCTCGACGATATCTGTGATGGTGTTTCGCGCTGCGCCGTTGCCGGAGAACGCGTCATCAATCTCGTTGCGCACGATCATTTGCACCTGCTCGTGGTCGATCGCGATCGAGGCCGCGCGAATCTCGGCGCGCACCAGTTCGCGAAGCGGTTCCGCGATGATCGCGAGGAGAGCTGAGGCGATTGGTGCGAGCGGGTTGGGGTTAGACGGGTAGTTGTCGTTCTGCATGAGGGTGTCTCCTGTATGGGGTTAGAGGGCGAGGTAGAGCGCGAGGAATCCGCCGAGCGTGGCGGCGGCGATGGCGAGCGCGCCGTAGATGGCGCAGGTGATGCGGTCGGTTTGCGAGCGGGTGAAGTTGCGGCGTTCCATTGTGTGTCTCCTGCTGGTGCGAATCTTGCGTTCCGACTCACGCGGTCGGTTAGTAGGATGATACTTGCCATCGGCTCGCTGTGTAGCCGTCTGCACAATTCCGAGCGATTTGGATCTAGAAACTTTCTGGCGTGAATTTGACAATGAAGGGCGCTCGGCTCCAATTCGTGCAAATTCAATTGTCAATCTAGAACAAAAAAGGCGCTTTTGCGCAGGAGGCGTTCCAACGCGCGCCGAGGGTCAGGGGACCATCCGAGGCCCGAAGGTCTCTAATAGGATCCTAGGCGCCTTAGCGTCGATACTCGGCTTCCGTTAGGGGTTTGAGCGTGCGTTGTTAGGGTGCGCCGAGCCGAGCGCACAAACCGTCAATATCGCGCGCAAACCTGAAAGAATGCAAACCGTCAAAGATCGCTCGAGAATTTACAGAATGCGCGCTGGCGAAACTTTCATGCCGAGCCGGCGCGCGTGAATGTTTCGCCCGCTCTTATCTTTCAAGTTCCGCCGCGTGCCGTGAAAGTTCTCGAGAACTTTCAATCCCGGCACCGATGCGCGAAAGTTCATCGGCTCGGCTCCGATCTCGGATTTGTGAGTCCGTGTCTCTGAAGACATTGTCTTTGCAGACTCTGACCGCTAGGTCCGTGTCTCTGAAGACATTGTCTCCAGAGACGCGGATGTCGAGCTCAGGATTTCCGTGCGGGCGCGCGCGGGCGCGTGCGTTGCGTGCTGCCGCTGCGCGCGGGTGCGCCCCCATACGCGAGCGCGTGTATAGGCGCGCCGCACGCACACGCTCGGTTGCCGATGATCACGCCGCCGCCGAGCGCCGCGCCGGCTACGGGCGCGCCTAGTGGGATTTGCAAGCCGATTGGAGCGTTCACGGATCGGCGCAATATTTATTGCTGCTCGTAAGTCCCTGCCATGCCCGCGCATACGCGAATACGGACCGAATTCGCTACAGATTCCCTCAAGTGTAGTACTTGACTGCGTCGATAGTGTTGCTATCTTCCCAACACCGCGACTCGGTCGCAGATTGGAGCCGCCATGACTGTTGCCCGACTCAAGCATTTCGCAGAGCTGTACACGGAGAAGTTTTCCATTCGCCCGTCAGTTGACGAGGCGATCCGCATCCTTGCCCACGATGCCGGAATTCGCGGCGCGCATGACCTGCCCGCCAAGCAGCTTGGAAAGATTTGGTGCGTCGAGCATCCCGATGGATCGCTTGAGCGCGTTGACCTGATCGCCGATTGATTGAACCCCGAGAGGAGCCACACAATGCAAGACAATGTGACGATCACCATTCCAGTAGAGCTGGCAAATGCCCTGCAAAAGGCGGCGGAGTACGCAAAGGGCTATTCCGAATATCACGCCTTTTGCCTGCGATTTACATCTCCGATCAATTCGGAAATGCACGCAGGATTCGCCAAGACTTTTGATCAGATCTCTTCGATTCTGATCAACGCCAACGGAGCCACACAATGATCATCCGCACAATCGATCTCTGCGACCCCACAAACATTGGTGTAGAGACCAATGACCGCGTTGACGCGGCTATCTCTCGCCTGTTTCCGTTGGAGGCCGAGATGAACATCATCCCTTCCCATTTCGCCATCATCGAATACTGGCGATGGCTGCGCCATCGCGCCGAGTGCGAGGTCGAGTTAATAGCCCTTGCCGAGTCGCAGACCGATACCGAGTACTACGCGCACGCAGACGATGAGCCGCTCGGCGTGACGCTGCGTGCCGGGGGTTTCCGCGTCGTGTACACGGTCGGCTGTCACCGTGTAGTGTCGTTGGTCGGTGCGATGGACGAAGCCGATCAGGCGTTCGCCGACGCGCTGCACGAAGCTGGGCTTTGGGAGTCGAGCGAGGCATTTGGCAACGACGGCGATGACGATGCCGGAGATGCCGAACCTGAGACCGTCATCACGATGCCGCGCGATCTCGCCGACCAGCTTCGCAAGGCTGCTTCGTGGGCGCAGGATGAATGCGACCGACTTGCCGAGGAAACGGACCATCGTCCCGACGCGCGCGCGTTTGAATCGCACGCAAGCGCGTTCGACCGACTCGTCACGCTGCTCTGCAATGCCCGCTGACCGCCGATCCTCCGCTACGCGCACGATGCGACCGTGCGCGGTGCGGGCGACCGTCGCCCTGAACGAATACGGACCGAATAGGAGCCACACAATGCCGGATAAGCCGTTTGATCTCAACCGCATCGTTGCCGAGGCGATTCTCGACCGCACCATTCGCGATGAGGATATGGTGATCCCTGCTGGATCCATCGTGTTCATCTGCCGCACGGCCTCGGTTGACGACAACGAGTCGCTCCAATCGCCTCAGCTCTTTTTGGAAGACGATGTTTACGCCGCAGTCGCAACCGTCGCCGTAAATCGCGCGGGTGTTGCGTTGGGTTGGCGGCTGTTCGTTCCGTTTGACGCGGTGAAGGTCAAAGGATCGATCAAGCTTCGCCATGTTGCCGCATCATACGGCGATGCCATCGCCGAGGCTTGCGAAGACGAGGCAGACGCGGGTTGATTAGGAGCCACACAATGAAGACCAAAACAATCAAGATTGCAGACAACCCCGAATCGTGCATCGGCGGCAAGTATTTCGACTGGGTCGATGCCGACTGGTGGGACCGCTATCCGATCGTCAAGCGTGACCGCTACGGCGATCTGCGGATCACGGCGGTCGTTGGCGCGTCCGACGATATGGACTGCCATACGCCCGTGCAGATCGCGCCGTGCGGTACGGTCTGCTCCGCCGGGAACACCGATGCGTGGATGGAAACCGATGACGCGGTCGACGAGGGCATCGACCCTTGGGAGGATCACGACGAATGATCCGCGCCGCCGGCTACGCCATCATCGTCCTCGGACTGCTGCTCACGCCGCGCATCCGAATCACTACGCACATTCCCCCGACCGCCATTTGCTAAGAACACCATGCCTAAGCGCAAGAACCCCATCGTCAATCCCCCGTCCGCCAAGCCCGAGCTCGCCGCGTATGCCGACAAGGCACGCGATGCCGTGACCAAGCGCCTCGCGCGCATCGACCATTCTTGGTACTGGCTGGCGCTGCAAGTCGAGGAGAACGGCATCGCGTCGCGCGCGTCGGTGCTGCACTATTCCTACGGTCGTCAGGCGCAGATCGGCTGCGCGATCTACCTCGCCATCCTCGACATTCTCACGAAGGCGGAGCGCCGGCACAAGTCTGCGGGGCGCGGCATCCGTATTCGCGCGGGAGGTGCTGCATGACGGGTCTCACCCTGCGGGAGAACTTCCTGCTCACCGATCCTGCGGTGCGGTTCATCATGCCGGACGGCACGCTGAAGACCGCGCGCGAGATCGTTGCCATGACGAAGATCCCCAACGACTTCGGCGGATCGATCTACGCAGCTTGGGAGGATGCGGACGGCTTCGTGAGCATCGGCATCGCGCAGTCGGACGGCAGCGCCGAGTCCCATTCCGAGTGGGTCAACGGCCAGCTCGACAATCCCGTCTACAAATCGATTGATCGCGTGGACATCATGGGCATCATCATCCGAGACATCGGGAGCAACTAATGAAGGCGATCATCTATCTCCGCGTATCGACCGAGGAGCAGGCAAGCAGCGGGCTGGGATTGGAGGCGCAGCGCGCGGCGTGCATGGCGAAGGCGAAGGCGCTCGGGGCATCCGAGTTCTCCGTATTCGCGGATGAGGGCATCAGCGGATCGACTCCCGTCGCCGAGCGCGCCGGACTGGTCGATGCCCTTGAAGCCATCCGCAAGGGCGACTGCCTGATCGTGGCGAAGCGCGACCGACTCGCCCGCGACTACATGATCGCAGGATGGATCGACCTGGAGGCGCAGCGCAAGGGCGGTCGCGTAGTGTCCGCCGCAGGCGAGGGAACCGACTCCGACGATCCGATGGCGCGGGTCATGCGGGGCATCGTCGATCTGTTCGCCGGCTACGAGCGCGATATGATCCGCGCGCGCACGACGGCGGCGCTGCGGGCGAAGCGCGGGCGCGGCGAGAAGACAGGCGGCGATGTTCCGTTCGGCTTCCGCGTGGCGTGCGTGACCATCGTGGACGGCAGGAAGCGCAAGACTCTGGTCGCCGACGCGGGCGAGCAGGCAGCAATCGCTCGGGCGCGCCAGCTTCGGGCCGAGGGCTTGGGGTTCCGCCGCATTGGCGAGGCGTTGGCGCGCGAGGGCATCCGAGGGCGCGGCTGCTCTCGGCTGTCGCCCATGACCGTCCGCAGGATCTGCTCAGAGGAAGATCTTGCGTCCGCAGTCGGGACACTTGACGAACTTGGCGGCGCTGCCGGCGCGGCGCTCTAGCGCGGAGCGTCCCGCAGCCGTGATCTCGTAGCGACCGTAGTCGAGCCGCGCGAGGTACTTCAGGTCAACGAGCCGCGCGCAATGGGCGTGGATCGTGGCGCGGTTGCGGGACAGCGCATCGGCGATATCGGTCTGCGAGACATCCGTCGCGCCGGCGCGGGCATAGAAGTGGAGGATCTGTCGGAGCTGCTCGGTGAATCGTGCCATTGGTCAGGGGGTTTCCGTATTCGCGGTCAGGTAGATCTCGGCGCGAGGCAGACCGTCAGGCTCCGCGTAGTACTTGCCCGCCGCAAGATGGAAGACAGGCGCGTCGTCGTGCAGGACACCGCAGTCAACGAGCGCGTCCATGACCGCCTTGGACAGGTTGTCGATGTCGGGGCGGGAGACATAGGGGATCGTCTCCCGAGCGCCTCCAGCGCGGCGTGCGAGGCGCTGCGGGCGAGGGAAGTAGAACGCGATGGCGAGCGCGACTCCGCCTCGGATGGGCAGGATGTCCGCCGGCACGGCGGTGCGCGCGGCGACCCCGACCGCCAGCTTGAAGCCGTCTGCGGTCGCGGGAGTCCACATCCGAGCCTTGCCACCGAAGGCGGTCGCTCGGACGCGGGGCTGCGCCTTGGGGACGGCGTTCGCCGTGAAGAACCATTCACTCATCCTGCGGCTCCTGTCGGGCTATCCGACGCTCGCTCGCCTGTAGTTGCCTCCGCAGCCGCATGATCTCGTCCAGCAGGATCGACACCACCGCTGGCTTGAGAGGCTGATTGCTCTCGACGCATGACTGCGCCAAGAGGATCGCCCGAACCGTCCGCGTGACCTCGCTCATTTGACGCTGCCTCCGTATTCGCTGAGACGGACCGTGCCTTCTGCGTTGCGACGATCCGCTTGATGCGGTCCTGTACATCGGGCGACACCTGCGACGAGATAGTGGTGGGCTTGCCCGCGTCGAGTCGGTCGATGCGGTCGATCTCCACGGCCATCGATCGGTTGTCCGCCGCGAGGTGGCGCAGGATCTCCGCGCACTTCATCGCGTCTCGGATGCGCCCGCTCGCCTGCGCCATCTCCATCATCTGCATGACATGCTGCGCGAGCTGCTCGATGCCCTTGGGCATCTCGAACGGCTTGATCGCGCCCGACATGAGCATCCTCTTGTAGATCGACAGGTCGGCTCCGTCCTGCGGAAGCCACAGGTTCACTCCCCGATCCACCGCCACCGCCTGTGTCCTTGCCGGCGGACCTCCTCGATCGGGTGTCCCATCCTGATCAGGCACGACATCGCTGGGGCGCACCCCTTGCCGAACTTGATCCTGCTGATGTGGATGTCGATCTCGCCCGCCGTCGCGATGTAGTGGAGCATCTCCAGGTCGCGCGGTCCCTCGTGTCCCGTCAGTCTTACGCTTGGAGGCCATTGGAATTCCTCGGGCTTCTTGTATGCCCAATAAGAGCCATCCAGTCGGACTTCGTTCCACCGTGGTTGGCTACTTCCCTCGCGTCCTTCATCCGCATCGGGGGGACGACGATCAGGCTCTGCTGGACCGACCCACGAATTGTCCGATCCAAGGCGTGAGCGCCCGCGATCCCAACCTCGTCGTTGTCGGCGACGATCACCACCATCCTCGCGTTTCTTGTCCATCTCGCGATCTCCTGCTCGCTCCCTCGGCACGAAGGACGGCCAATTGCATTTAGCCCCATGTCGAGCATTGCCGCTACATCGGTCGGTCCCTCGACGATCCATACCTCGTCCTTCCTCGCGCCCTGCGGAATGAACAGACCAGAACGGCTTCCCTTGATCGCGAGCTTCTGCCCGTTCTCCAGGCGTGTCCTGAACCCCACGATGTAGCCAGCGTGGTTTCGCATGGGGAATGTCCACGCGGATCCATTCCATCCAGCTCCAAGCCGTTCGAGGGATTCAAGGGACACGCCCAGAGACAGGGCGAGGAGGGAGAGCCTGCCGCCCGCTTGTCGGAGAAAGCGGGCTTGCATGGTCTCTGCGCCTTCGAGAGGCTCGACCTCGGTCGATGGTCGCGTGAACTTCTGTGCCTGCGGCATGTCGCCGCCAAGGCTGTGCATCCATCCCGCCTCGCCGATCGCCTTCTTGCTCTCGACGCGGGGACAGATCGCCAGCCCTCGGGATCCGTCAACGAGACACCACGAGCCATGCCCGCATACGGGGCAGGAGTTCCGAGGCGTGACGCGAACGCCGGCAAACACGACCTCGCCCGTGCGCGACTCGACGAGGGTCATGTGAGCCATCAGGTGAAGTCCTTCACGGAGAACATCACGATCGGGTAACTGGGGTCGTTCGCGCCGACGATGTTGTAGTCGATCCATTCGACGGCATCTTCCCGCGATGTGCCGTCCGACATGAAGTGCTGAACCAGCAACTCATGGTCATAGATGATCCTGTGACCATCGACGACGCACCCGACTCCGACGATGCATTGATCGGCATCGTCGATGAGCTTCATGTCATCGAATCGTTCGTACACCTGCTCTCGCAGAGCGTGATTTACAGGCATTGTGCCGTCCTCCTGGCAATCCATTCCGCGACATTGACGGTGACCGCGTTGCCAAGCTGCTTGTATCGATGTCCATCCGCCGTTGGCTTCTGCGGAGTTCCTATGTCGGTCCATCCATCGGGAAATCCCTGGAGTCTTTCACATTCAACTGGTGTCAGCCGGCGAACGACCATCGGCGTGGCGACGATGTGAGTCGTTCTAGTGTCTCCAGTATCAAACCCGTTCAGCGTGTTCGACAATCCATCGTCGATCCATGTCTCGTGATCCGTGTTGGACTGAGCGCGCTTCGACTTGCGGAAGGCTACGGCATGTACATCGTTCTTGGTGAGCGTATACATGGGACCGCCTTCCGATGCTCCGACTCCCCATGGACCGCCCTTGTCACGACCGATCAGATTGCCTTGGATCGAGACTGGTATGTAATGACCCTGCCGTGCGTTCTGTGCGCGTTGCTTCGGAATGTCGCAATCGATCGCTCCGACAACTACATCCGACTCGCCACTTGGCGTAAAGCATTTTCGAGCGTCTTCGGAAGTGAATTCTCCCGCCTGCTTGAACGACGCAGGATCCCCGCACATGCCTTCGGAGAGAGCAAGTACTTGCTCGGAGCATCCGATTCTAGAGCTTGCAACAATGAAGACACGCTTCCGTCGCTGGGCCACTCCGAAGTACTGGCTGTTAAGAACTCTCCACGCGACCTCCTCACAATCCCAGCCTTCGCCCACTTCTCGGACGACGGCGGCGAAGTCGAGTCCTCGATTGCTTGACAGCAGTCCTGTGACATTTTCGAGTACGAGGACGGAGGGGTTAAGTCTCCGAACAATCCGCATTGCGTCATGGAACAGACCTGACCTTTCGCCGGCTAGACCAGCGCGCTTTCCTGCCACGGAGAGATCCTGGCACGGGAATCCGCCGCAGATCACATCGACGCGCTCAAGCGTGTCAGGATCGACCTGCGTGATGTCACCGTAAATCTTGGCGTTCGGAAAACGCTTCCGAAGAACCGCCTGCGCGTTCTTGTCCTTCTCCACGCACCACGCGACCTCGAAGCCTGCGCGCTCGAATCCAAGGTCGAAGCCGCCAATGCCGGCGAAGAGCGATCCCATCTTCTTCATTCGTTCGCCTCCTTCATTCGGACGGCGGCATCGAGAGCGGCGCGCAGCTCGTAGCAATAGACGACCTGCGAGGCGAACTCGATCCACTCGCACGCATTGGTGTCCCACACATGCATGAAGATCACCACCGACCTGTGGTCCTCGGAGTCAACGGTGATGATTGTCCTCGTGCGGCATTCCTTGTCGCCGTAGGGATCGTTCGGAGTACCCGAGATCTCATGGACCGCGTCACGGACCAGTCCGAATGCCTTCGGCTCGTTCGACAGCTCGACTTCAACCACGGTCATCGCTTCACCGCCTTCTTCATGTCGTCAAGGGTGATCAGCCATTCGGTCGGAACGAAGAACACCCAGCCGCCCTGCATCGCTGCGCCCGACTTGCTGACAGGCTCGATGAGCGTGCATTGCTTGCCGGCGAACTCCTGCTCGGACTGGGAACAGACGCGGGCGCGGAGGTAGACGATGTCGTCGCTATTGGGCATGTGGTCCCTTCAGCACATCCCGTGCAAATTCAGCCGACAGCGGCTCGTTGTACTCGTTGTCGGCGATGTCCTTCAGACCAGAGCGAAGGTAGACGACTTCCGCATACAAGCCTTTCTGCATCGCCTCAAGGTCGAGGATCCGCTCGCGCAGCTTCTCGATCTCGTCGGCGGCTTCGCGCAAATCTCGCGACCAAACTCCCATAGCGGGAGCAATACAGCACTTGGAAAGAAGGGCACGCAGCCGCGCCACGATGTCATCGCTTGGCATTGATCTTCTCCTTGACCTTCACGCGCACAGCGTGATCGCAGGTCTCGTTGATCCATTGCAACGCCCTGCGCTCGTTCTTGTCACGCGGCGTATGGGTGGCGGCGATCGAACGCAGGCCCATGCGGATGACCGAAGTCATCGACGGCTTTCGCGGCGCGGTGAACTTCATTCCCGTCACATCCGGCACGACAGGCTTCGCCTTCATGCGCCACGGGTGGTTCCTGCCAGGTGAATTGGCGGTCATTCGTCGTCACCTTCCTTGAAGATCGCGAAAGCCAACGATGTCGCCATCACGCCGCAGATGAACATGAACAGAGCCATCTCCATTCACCACCTCCCCACGATGTAGCCCAGAAGGAAACATGCGACCGCGCTGGTCACGCATATCGCCGTGATCAGGTTCCTAACGATCCTGTCGATCTCGTACTCTTTCCTCATTTGGTGGCTCCCTTCTTGGTGTGCAAGCGCCTCGTCTGAAGCGCCGTGATTCCCATGCGGACGATGTCGCTGCGGCTGACGCGGTAGCCCCACTCCTTCGACACCTCGTCGGCGATCCGAGTGAGCAACGCATAGGACTCAAGATCGATGGTGACCGCCGTGTAGTTCCGCTTCGCAACGAGTTTCTTCGCCATGGTCCGCTCCTGTTTGAGCATTGTATGTGTCGTGCTGCACGCCGTCAACGGGTTGCTGCAAGCTTGCTTGCGCTTTCTCGATCGCCCTTCTTGATGAGGTCGATCACCGCGCTCGCCTTCTTGCGGTCAAGACCCGCTGGGTCGATGCCAGCCTTGCGAAGCACCCATGCCTGCTTGTCGGTCGCCTTCGACATCAGCACCTCGATCAACTGGCTTGCGCGGCCCGTGTCGAGATCCTTCGGCAGCTTCAGCCCCGAGCGTTCGAGCATCCCGCGCTGCTTCTCCGACGCGGGGATGCGGCGCTGCCAATGGGGAACGCTCTTCGGCACGATGCCGAGCGCCTCAAAGGGGTCGATCTCCTGCGACGAGAACTTCGCCTTGCCGACGACATGCAGGCGGCGCTTCGCCTCCTCCGCCTTCTTCTGCTCGATCTCGGCATGGTCCAGCTCCGCGAGGACATCGATCTCCTCGGGAACCCCCTTCTTCTCGGATTCCTTCTTGTACCGCTTCTTCGCCGGCTCGGACATGTCGCCGCCAAGCACATCGCCCGCGTGGACGAGCGTGTGGCGACCGCTGTTGCCGAGGAAGTCAAGCACGAGGATGTGGCTCTTGTTGCTCGACGCGATGGCGGCAAGGCGCTCGCGCGCGTCGTCGATGCCGTCGATCACGCCTGGAAGGGTTCGCGTTCCCCGCCCGAGCATCTGGCAGTACATCGCGCGGCTCTGCGTCGGTCGCATCATGGCGATGACCTGCACGCCCTGCCCGTCCATCGCGGGATCGTCCCAGCCCTCGGTCGCGACGGCGACATTCACGAGGTACTGGTACTTGCCCTCTCCGTAGGCTCGGAAGATGTCGCGGCGGATCTCCTTCGGCGTGCCGCCGTGGACCATCGCCGCAACTCCCGTGTTCATGCCGGGACGGTTGAGGATCTCGCACACGCGCTCGGCGTGCTTCACCGTCGCGGCGAACACGAGCGTGCGGCGCTTGCCGACGATCTGCACCATCGGCACGACCATCTCCTGCAACGACTTCTCCAGCGCCTCCTCAAGGTCGTTCAGCTTGAAGTCGCCGGCACACTTGCCGACCGCGCTGAAGTCGAGATGGTCGCAGGTGACGAACCGCTGCTTGACGGGGACGAGCCAGCCCTCGCGTATCCCATTGGATACATCGAACTGGTACGCCACGCTGTCGAACACCTGACCGAGCGCCTTGCTGTCGAGGCGGTCTGGCGTTGCGGTCACGCCGAGCATCCGCGACTGCGGGTGCGCCATGTAGTGGTCGATGACCTGTCGGTACGATGTACTGACGGCGTGGTGACATTCGTCCACGACCACGAACCACGGGTGCTTGTTGCTGAACCGATGCATCCGCCGCCAGTCGCCTCGCCCGGCATTCTGCGTCTGGATGCTCGACACGATCACGGACGGTCGGCTGAAGCCGTCCTCGATGCTGCGGAGGTCAGCCATCTCGATGGCGACACCCAGCCCCGTGACCTGCTCGACCTTCTTCGCAGCCTGCGTGATCAGCTCCTCGCGGTGGGCGAGGACGATGGCGCGGCGACCTGGCATCTGCAACGACATCTCGATCGCCTTGGCGAAGATGACGGTCTTTCCAAGCCCCGTGGCAAGCACGGCGACGGTAGAACGGTTCTCGCGGAGTCGGTCGCAGATGCCCTGCACCGCCGCGTCCTGATACGGCCTCAGCTTCATAGGTGGCTCCTATTGCTCGGTGACTAGCCTGATCCAAAAGTTCCTGACATCGACAGCCATGTGCCGCCATTGCCTCCACATGCGCTGCACCTCCTCGGGTGTCTCGCATGTCAGGGACGACATATGGTCGAAGTCGGCATCCGCGAGTTCCCTCGACAGACCGACGACGATGATCCTCTTCATCTCCGCGATCTCATACGGCATCGGATGCCCGTACATGACGGACAGGCGTTCGTGTACGCGCGCCAGGATCGTCAGAGTGTTCATTTCTTCAGCATAGACATACGGGTTGCGTTGAGCCATCCCGTGTCGAAGCACTTGCGGCATCCGTTGCCGCTGCACTCTGGGCAGATTCCCGCCGGCTTGGATGCGTTCACATGGTCGCGCGCATCGCGGATGTGCTTGAGCAGCGACGAGCCTCCCGTGAGCATCCATTCCTTCGCGCTGGTCTTCGAGAGTCCATCGGCGAGATCCGTCGCTTCCTTGAGTACGGCGATGAGCTGCTTCACGATCGGCTTGACGACATTGATGTTCGCCTCGCCGATCGAGATGCCGTCGGACCATTCGTCAACTTCCGAGGAATCCTCGAGCGATTCCGCGATTTCCCTGATGTCGCGCGCGGTCGGCGCTCGGTTCTCGTCGGAAGCCATGCGGACGGCTTCGCTCCAGACATCGGTGCGCCTGTCCTCAGGTACGCCGGCTAGCGCGGATGCCTGGGCGGAGTTCGACGGCTTCGGCATCTCGTCGGGAAGCGATGCGATCGCCTCGACTGCGCCCATGAGCTGGCGACCGCGTGCGGCGGTGAAGTTCCACCGTTCGAGGCAGTACTGCTCGAAGGTGTCGTACTGGGCGCGGTAGAGCCTGCTCTCGCGGATCTCCGTGAGGGCGATGCCTACCTCGAAGAACGCCTTGGCCCCACGAGAGATCATCTCTTCGAGGGATTCGAGGCGGTTCACTTCGACATTGGTAAGTGCTAGTTCGGTCATGGCGAAAGAAAATCCCCGCCGCGCAACTAGCACGACAGGGACATGGGGGAAAAGATCAGGGTTGGTGCAGCCTCAGTCTGCCGGACACAGCCTCGCGATGATGCTTGGCGCTGCCCTTCCATCCGAAGTGCGGGTTCAGTCTATACAGACGAACGCCAGAGTCAACTTGCTTCTCAATGACTCCGAAGTCAATCAGTTTCTTCAAGCTCCGATTGAAATGGCTTGGAGAAAGTGAAAGTTCTTGCGCCATCGCGGTCTGGTGCATCGGAAGCATGTTCTTCCACTCAAGACGCGCGAGGCACGCCATGAGTACGCGGAAGTCGGTCCCAGTCAGATGGCTTTTCGCCAGTTCTTGCAATGCGGTCTGTGCCACGGCTACCCATCCTTCAAAAGCGTTCTGTCGCCTCGGCTGAATGTAGGCGACGATGCCGTCCATAATCTGCCCTGTGCTGGCATCGAGATTGACGATCTGCTTTCGCATGTCCGCTCCTTTACCACTAATGGTAGAAGTTTTTCCATTAGTGGCAATATCCCTTGATGCGAACCCATGTTTTTATGGGGTTTCTGACATCGCCTTCTGTATCTTCAGTAGGCGTCAGGACTCACGGTGAAATGCGGTGCAGGGGTTTCCCCCCACACCGCACAGAGGTAGAAATATTTCAGGCGGTCTCGTCCACGCTCGCCTCGGGCGCTCGGGACTTCTGACCCTTCAGCCACGACTGGATGCGGGGCTTCCATTCGGCGGGCCACGAGGTCACCTCGGGTCCGCCGGCAAGCCCAGCCTTGTTCATGGCGGCGACGAGATCCTCGAACGGGATCGCCTTCGCGGCAAGAGCCTTCATCAGCCCAGTCGCCTCCGCCTTGGTCAGCGTCTTCGCCGCCTTCGGCTCAGGAATTCGCTCTGCCGCCTCGGCGCGGATCGCCTCCTCCTCAGCCTTGTCGATCTCAGGATCGCCCTGCGGGGCTTCCTGGGCGGTCGGCAGGGCATGGAACGAGGGAGCGGCGGGCGTGTTGTCCGCCTGCGACATCTCCTCGGCGCTGTAGAGACCCGACAGCTCGGCGGGGAACGCCTTGCGGAGGGCAAGCATCTCGGCGCACTTGGCGATCATCACCACGGGCATCCGACCCCACATGCCCGTCAACTGCCCTTCCTTGCCGCGCTGGGCGTACTCGGAGAACAGCGCCACGGCGTAGAGCGGGGCGACGAAGCCACGGCGGGCGACGCCGACGCGGGCGGCGACGGGCGGCTTCGATTGCAGCCACACATCCTTCCACACGCCGTCCTCGCCGCACCAATGGGGACCGTCCTGCCCCGCGTACTCGCCCGACCGCTGCGCCACGAGGCGCGCACCGTCGATCGAGACCTGCGTCTGCATGACCTCGCGGCGCTCGCGGCTGTCCCAGCGGCGGATGGCGTAGATCTGCCGGGCGAAGGGATCAAGTCCCGTCCGCTTGCAGATCGCGATGAAGAGTTCGAGTTCGTCGGGCGTGCAGCCCTTTGCGATGGTGCGGCTGATCAGCGCGACCTTGGTGTCGTCGAGATTGATGGTTGCGAGTTGGCTCAATTGCCACCTCCATCGATGTCGATGCTTTCGCAGAACTCGGCGAGAAGCGAGATGTTCGGAAGAATCAGGTCATTGGCAATCGCATCGTTGACGGCATCGGAATCCGTCTTGGCAACAAGCACCCGAAGCGCCTTGATGCGAATGACCACATCCTTCTCAAGCTGGTCCCAATCGGCGTTCTTCAGAGTCTCCATCTTCGTCTTAATCGTCATTTCAGGCTCCCGTCTTCTTGAAGTTGATGTTGGCTGCGGAATGGAGCGCCTCTACGGCATCGCAAAGTTTCCGCAACATGCTCACGCTCACGATCCAAACACGATCGCATCCATCCGCGTCATCCTGATCCCTCGTCATCAGCTCAATGCGTGGTTCGTCATCGACTCCAAAGGAATCCGTGTTGAGGTGTGCGTACAGAACATCCCCATGCTCGGAATCCTGATCGATGTCGATCTTGATGTAGCCCTTCATCAGGTTCGATTTCGCTTCGCGGAAATGATCCTTGAATTCACTCAAAGGGACATCTCCTCTCCTCGCACAGCCCAGCGGGGCAGCGAGATGGTCTGGACGGAATCGTCGTAGGACGGCCAGGTGTTCGTAGCCTCGCAGTTTGCGAGGAGCGGGAGCGCACGCGCAAGCTGGCGGCGACCCTCATCGACGGATGCGTCGTCGATCAGGTACACGCCCACGCCGTAAGGCGCGGTCTTCTCGACGGCGACGAAGACCATGCCCTCGACATCGAAGCCGGCGGCGCGCGCCGCGTCGATGTACCACGCCGCCTGAATGTGGTATCCGAAGTTGGCGATCGACTTCGAGAAGCCGTCGCGGCTCGCGTCCTGCGTGGTCTTGATGTCGATCAGGCAGCGCGAGTCGAGGTTGTAGCCGTCGAGGCGCGCCTTGCAGCGCATCCCGAGTTCATTCCAGAACAGGCTGACCTCGGTCTCGGTGCGACCGTTGACGAGATCCATCGCGGACGGGTGCAACTGGATCGCACGAGCCATGCCCGTGATCTGAAGCCAGTCGTCCTCGTTGATGATCGTGGCGGTGGGGTTCGCGTCCACGAACATCTGCCACGCCGCTTTGCCTTCCTTCGTGCGCTTGTCAACGCGGGGAGCGACGCCGTAGTCGTCCTTGAAGCGGTGAGGCTCGAGGACCGCCGTGTGGACAGCCTCGCCAAGAGCGAGCGCGTCGGCGGTCAGACCGTTCTCGTCCATGTGCTTGAGGTGTGCCGGGCTGCGGAGGATCGCCTTGAGGCGAGACGACGATGCGGCGCGCAGCGAGTGATACTGCGTTGCGGGCATTCCCCTGACGATTTCTACCTTCGACATGTCTGATCTCTCTTCGGAAACGCCTCTGTCACCGCGCTGGAACGCATAGCGAGGAGCCACCCAGCCGTGAGGCTACAGGCGGTGACAGAGGCGGGGGGTGTTCCGTACTGCGTTCATGGTGGCTCGGTCGGAACTGTATGTGATTCGTTTGATGGTGTCAAGCGCCTAGGATCTTCTTTGCGATCCATTCTTTCGCCTGCTCGATCGTGCTGGGGCGACGACCCTCCGCCTCGCCCCACTTGCCGAGCGGGCATTTGGTCTTCGGCATCGTCAGCTTGACGGTCAGGCGTGCGCGCTCGCTCACGCCGCAGCCGCACGACTTGCAGTAGCCGATCTCGTCGGGAAGGTTGTCCGAGAGCGCGCGCGATGGACACGCCACGCATTGCGCCTTCCGCAGCTCGAAGACCTCGTCCGAGACGGGACCGCGCAATTGCAGGCTTGCTTCCGCGCTCAGGTAACTGCCGACATTCTCGACGGTCAGCTTCGCCTTCGGCGCGTCCATCTTCTTCGAGTCGCGCGCGCCGTGGACCTTGTTCGTTCGGTAATACTCTCCCATCGTGGTCTCTCCTTACGGGCAGTCGATCGTATGCCCGATGCACGCGACCTGCTCTGTCGTGGAATGCGGCGGGCAGTCGGTGTCCGCTGCGGCGTTGTTCCGCTCGCCAGTCAGCGGCCATGGGATCGGGCAGAACTCCTCCGCGTAGCAGATGCCGCCCGCGCACAGATCCGCGTTCGTGTACTGGGAGAAGTCGCCGGCGGAGAGCGGGTTGCAGATGCCCGAATGACCGACATGCCCGCCCTCGATCTCGTCCCATGCATGGAACGCAGGCAGCGCGGGCGACTCCGTGCGGCATTGGAACGGGATCGCGCTGTCCCACGAGTTCACGCTGCGCTTCACCTCGGTCAGGTACGAGGCGACGGACTGGTAGCAGACATATTTGTGGGTCTGCTCGAACTCTCCAGATCCGATGTTGAAGGTGTATTCGTTCTTGACCCTGTACTCGGCGTAGATGAAGCGGATGCCCTCGCATGACGGCACGATGGTGAAGTTCTGGCACTTCGTCGTCACGGGAGTGTTGTCGTCGGCGCATTGAACAGCAGCCGTGATGCCGCACTCGTCGCATCCGCCCGTGCAATGGTTGCACGGCGTGAGCGCGGAATTGATGGTCGAGCATGGCGCGCATGTGGGGCTTGGTCGCGGGTTGCCCTTGAACGCCTCGATGCACGACTGGTCGTTGCGCCCGCAGCCTCGAAGGATCGCGTCCTCCTCGTTGAGACCGAGACCAAGGCAGTCGCCATCGGACGGAGCGTTCCAACCCGCCCATGTCCATCCGCCCGGCACGCCACGGAAGTAGACCCATTGACGCTCCGACCAGTAGTCGTAGTCAGTCTGATCGGTCGAGCTGCCAGGGTACGGGATGAAGCAGTCGGCTTGCAGCGCGGCTGACTCCGTGACGATGTGGCTCTTCTTCATCAGCGGATCGACGCTCGTGCCGACCACAGGCTCGGTGAGCCGCTTGCGGAACGGCCCAAGCGTGTGCATGTCCTCGACATTCTCGATGCAAGCGTCGTAGCCAGCGCCGGGGAACCGCGTGTCGAGGTCGATGTACGCCTGCCGCTGCTCGGCACGCCAGTCGCGCGCCTGGAGGTATCCAGCCTCCGCGAGCTTCTTCAGCACGATCTGGTCGGGCTGCACGCGCATCGAGATGTCGATGCGGAGAATCTCCGCATCTTTCGCGGTGATAACGCCGAAGCGCACAGCGTCGTCGATCTCGAAATCGTAGAGCGGAACGCCGCTACAGGCGTAGATCCACCAGCGCGGCACGAGGTCGTCGGTCTGGTACGGAACGCCGCCGCACTCGCCGCCTGGGCAATCAGGGACAACGATCTTTGCCTCGCCGCAGTCCTCGGCGATCTTCCACCATCGCTCGAAATAGACGATGGCGAGGAGCTGTCCGCTCAGGCGACCAAGCGATGCCGATCCACCGAGCGACAGGCCATTCGCGAAGCAGAACGACTCGATGAACCACTTGCTTGCGTCGTCAGCCCACAACTGCTCGCGCCGCCATGTCGAGAGACCGCCGATGCCATCGGCGAACCAGCCGTTGCATTGGCAGTCGAAGCTGTTGAAGTTCTTGTCGCAGCAGTCGTCGTACCCCGTCTCGCACGCGGGATCGGGACATGGTTCGTCGGGAAGGTTGTCGAGCAGCGACAGGATTCCGCCGGCTGGATCGGGAAACACGCAGCGGTAGAACGACTTGTAGTACCTGTAGAGCGCCTGCACGGGCGGCATCTCTGCGAACGACTCGGTGTAGCAGGTCTCGCAGTTGACAGGCATCCCGAGCGTGTAGTGCTGCTGGATCGACACCGCAGGGCGCTTGCACCACAGCGCGAGCATGTCGCACGCATGGCAGCATCCGTCCTCGATGTTCGGTCCGTGCAGGCAATCACCCCATGTGCAGCACGATTGACAGCATCTCGTCAGCATTCAGTCGTCCTCTTCTTCCTCTTCCTCGATCTCGGCTTCCTGCTGCTCCTCTGCGGTCTTCTCGATCAGCGCGTTGCACAGGATGCCGTTGCCGATCTGATGCCGCCAGAACTTGGTCATGCGCTTGTTCTGCACCGTCCACAGGATGACCACCGCGTCGGCTCCAATCTGCTCGACGAACTCGCGCGCCGCCTTCTCGGCGATGTACAGGGGAGTGATGTCGTCATCAGGCTCTTCCTTCTTGCGCGCCATGGGTTCGCTCCTTAGCGGCTGAGGTACTGGTCGCAGATCATGTAGTCGAGCTGAAGGTTGCTTGGGCTAACGGATCCAGTTCCAACCGAAGTAACAAAGGCTCCAGCCTTGCAATTGCCCGAATCCGTCTCAACATCGGTCGCCGTGAGGACAACCGCTCCATTCACGCTGAAGTAAAACTCGGTTCCATTGGAGTTGGACGATACCCCAAGGATATTCGTCGATGTCGGATCAGCCGTCGTGTTCACCCACACATCGGAACCGCTGGTGGACATGTAGGAGATCCACCAAGAGGAGTTGGCGACGGTGGATGATGTGAATGTCCCAAGCCTGAATCCAGCATGTGCCGATGGAGCCGGTGTTGACGATGCAAAGAATCCAACGGCCATCCTGAATGTGGTGTTTGTCTGCGGTGACAAGACCTGAACAAGAGCGGAGAAATGCAGCTCTCCGCTAGCGAGAGGGATGTTGGCCACGGAAAGGGAAGCAAGCTCCGCCTTGCTGTTGTTGGTTCCTGCCGCCGAAGTAAGCTGAGCGAGTCCAGAACGACTATTTGTCGTGTAGTTGATGCCGCCAGAAAGAGAGGTTGTTTCCGTGAACTGCCCCTTGTCGAATCCATCGGTGAACTGCCGGCACAGCACGCGCGGGTCATAGGTGCGCGTCACATACGCGGGAGTCGCGATGATCCCCGAGTCGGTGATGGAGACCATGTTCGATGTCGCGTTCTCGGTGACTAGGATTTCCATGTGGTCTCCTTAGCGGGAAGCCTTGTAGATGGCGTTACGCATGTAATCAACATGAACCGATCCGACAACGGATGTCGCTTGCGCGTCTCGGAACTCAATGCAAGCGCGCATGTCATCCCTTGCAAACACGCTTTCATCGCCGGGATCGGTGAGCGTCTGAACGAGATTGCCATCGATGTAGAACTTGGCCGTGTTTCCATCGGCGCTCACATTGATGGACAAGAAGTGCATGGCATCGGTAGCCGATACTCCCGTGTCAATGCCGGAAATGGAAAATTCGCTGCCGTGAATGACATACCAGTTCGATGACAGGGATGTGAATCCGAAGCAACATGCATTTTGCCATTTGGAAGCAAGTCCAGTATGGCCGCTATGCGCTCCAGCATGAGTCAGGCTGTACCCAACTCCAACAAACATGCTGGATGAACTGATCAGCGTCGGAAGAAGTCGCGCGGAGAATTCCATTTCTCCATACCCAAACGCAAGCGATGTGTTGACTGTTCCGCTGGTTGGAGTTTCCAGGATCGAGGCATCGCGAGCTGCGTCGTAGATTCCAATTCTTGGATACTGTTTCCCAGAAGAAATGCCGAGTTGGGCTTGTCCGATCACACCATTGCTGTTTGACATCGTGACCAAACACAATGCCGCCGTGGGATCCTCGATGTTCGCCCCGCTAGTTGCGCGAACCATAAATGGTTCCGCTGAAGAAGTGAAGTCGCATTCCTTCATGTACGAGGGATAGGACTTCGACCGAGCGATGTTCCCGATGACGGCATCGGCGGTGACGGTCACATTGCGCGTGTCGGCGTTCGAGATGGTCACATTCATCGCGTGGACTCCGGCACGAGCGTGAAGGTTCCCTGAAGCAGGCGGGTCACATCGCCGCCCGAGCTGATGATCTCAAGGTCGTACACGCCGCCGCACGGGAGCGCGGAAGTCGTCGTGGCGGACATCGTGAGGACCACCGTGCCGTTTGCCGGCGTGGGGATCGTGAGACCAGTTCCAGGCGACAGCGTCGGGGTCGAGACGGTGAAGACCGTGCTGGTCGACGAGTAGGACGCGCGGCCCTGCATCCGCGCCGTGTAGCCCGTCAGGTCGATGGGATCCCCGTTGGCATCGCTGTATGCGAAGTTGCGGACGAAGGTCGTTCCCTGCTCGATCGAGAAGTTGTAGATGCCTGCTGCCATGGTGGTTACCTAGCCTCCGTTAGTTCGTACTCTACGATAGCGTCGTTCGTCATCCAGACCTTCATCCAAAGCGCGCCACGGGGCTTTGGAGCGCCGCCGCGCTCGGTGTGCCAGCCTTCCTGCGGGCTGAACTCGTCCTTGTAGCCTGGGGTTCGGACATGGGTCTGGCGGTCGAGGTACGGGCGGTCGGCGCTCGTCACGCGATACCGCTCGATGGGGACGATCCATTGGTCGTGCGTGTGACCCGTCCACACGATGTCCGCGTCGGGCAGGTAGACTGCCATGCGCGCCGTCTGGATGGTTCCACGGGTGACGGGTCCGCCGCCGCCGTAGCCGTGGTGGTGGTACATCCACAGGCTCGCCATCTTGCGGGTGTTCGGAGCGTAGATCACCACGCGGATCCAGCCGGCGTAGCCGCACGACTGGAGATGGGTCGCGCCTTGCAGCTTGAGCCGCTCGACCGTCCGCTCGGTCAGGTTCGTCTCGTGGTGCTTCAGCATCGCGGTCTCGTGGTTGCCGAGACCCATCATGCACCAGTTGCGGGCATATGGCGAGTAGAACTTGACCGCCTCGTCCACGATCTTGTCGAGGTAGTTGCCGTACTGGTACTCAGGACGCATCGCCGAACGGTCGGCGCGCTTGTCCCACTTGCCCTGCATCGCGCAATGCAGGTCTCCGTTGTCAAGGATGAGCGCATCCCTGCGCTTCGCTTCGTCAAGATGCGCGCGTTCCATCGCGATGTCCGTGTGCGCGTTGTCGTGATGCGCGTCGGACCGAAGCAGGAACCACAGGGGGTCGGATGCCTTGGCTGGGCGGTAGTCGATGCGGAGGACCGACTTGTCTGCCTTGAACACCTGCGTTCGGTCGATTGGAGTCATTTGGCTGTCTCTTCGTGTACGAAGGATGGCGGCACGCAGTACCACCCCTCGGGGATCGTGACGGTGTTTCCTGACAGCGTCCACTCGCCGTTGTTGAGCGTGTAGACCCTAGCCTTTGTTGACGGTCCCACTCGAATCGGGCTGTCCTCGGTCACGAGTACCGTTCGCCCGCACCCACTCGCGAATCCGATCACCAGCACGGCGAAGATGCTCGCGATCAGCGTCAGCATCAACGGCAACCGCGCTCTGAGCGATGCGCTTGTCGAGCCAGCCGAGCAGCGCGACGCACACGGCGGCGACGATTCGCTCGACCATGTCACTTCTTCACCACGGTTCGGGACACGGTGTAGCCGATGGACGACAGCACGACGGCCGCGAGACCGAGCACCTTGTCGCCGCCGCTCTCGGCAGGGAACACGCCCGATGCGAAGGCGAATCCGATGACGGATGCTGCGAGGGACAGCCAGAACTCGGTCGTCTTGTAGCCGGGCTTGACGGTGGTGTCGGTGGTGGTATCAGCCATTGCGGTTCACCTTTCTGAGTTCATCGAGTTCGTGCTCGATGCGTCGGATGCGCTCGCCGTAGTCGTCGAGCTTGGAATTCATCACCTCGACCTTGATGGCGAGGCGGTTGAGAGAGTTGTGCAGCCATGTCGCAGCTCCGAGGATCGCGGCGATGGGCGTGATGATCGTTGTGAACTGGTCGAAGGTCATGGAAGCACCTGATGATGTCGTGATTCAGATCGTGATCGCTACCAGCGGAACGGAAGTGGCGTTTGCAACATCAGCCGCCACAACGGGACTTGAAGTGAAGTTGCGGTAGGTTCCAGCGGTCCATGTATTCGTGATGACATTGTAGTTTGCCGTTCCGCTCAGAAGGCAACCTAGATTCGCGGCATTCGCAACGGATCCAGACCTTACGGTTGGAAGAGTTGCCATTGATCCGATCATCAGCCAATACTGCGTGTTCTCGGTCATTGCCAGCGATGTGGCGAATGTCGCGTAGGCACTAGTGGTAGCGGCTGCTATTGCTCCGCTTGAGACAAGAGGAGCACCTGTCGGGTATCCGCTTGTTGCAGATGATGCGTACACGGCCAAATAGACCTGAGCGCCCGTCACGCCCGTAGTGATATAGGCACGAAGATTCGCCACCGTGAAATCAGATGGAGCGACGAATGGAGCCATCCAATACCTTGAAGCAGTCAAGGCGAAAGTCGCCATCGTCGTGGTGTTCAACTGCGATGTGTAGTCGATGGTCGCAATTGGCGCGACCTTCGGATACTGGTGAACGCCGCCGTTGATCGTCCACACCGTGCCGGTTGAACTTACGGTGATGTCGCCGTAGTTCGCATCGGTGACCTTGCCAATGCGAGAATCGCTTCCTTCGCAGAATGTTCCCGATGTAGTTCCAAACGAACCTGCGGTCAGGACACCGCTTGCCGTCGTGATGATCGGAAGACCAGATGTCGATCCAATTGCACCCGCGCTTGTGATGTTGCCGTGGGAATGGCTTGTAGCCGCAGCGCCGATGTCGCTTGCCGTAAGCGCATCCGTACCGCCCGTGGCGTGGGTGGACTTGTGCGCGCTCGGCGTGCGTGCGTCGGACAGGCGGGTGTCGTCGGCGCGAACCGCCTTCGTGGAGCTGCTGGTTCCGCTTGTGGCGAAATCAACGGTCAGGGTTCCCGTGGTCGTGATCGGTCCGCCGGACAGACCAGTTCCGCTCGCGACCGAAGTGACGGTTCCAGATACCGATGCGGTTGTCGCCGCCCATGCGGATCCGTTCCATGCCACGACCTGACCATTCGTCGCGCCCGACTGCGTGAGGGCAGACAGGGAATGCGTGTGGGATGCGGCTGCAAAGTCACCCGTCGCGCTTGTGGCGGCCGTGCCGAGTCCAAGGGATGTCCGTTGAGCCGAAGCATCAGCGGCTGTCAGCAAGGCGCGTCCAGCCGTCGTGGAATCGCTGATGGCTGATGCGGTGTGCGTGTGGGACGCAGCGGCGAAATCACCCGTGGCGCTCTGTGCCGCCGTGCCAAGCCCAAGGGAAGTGCGCTGTGCCGCAGCGTCTGCGCCCGTCAGAAGCGCCCGCCCAGCCGTCGTCGAGTCGCTGATCTGCGATGCGGTGTGGGTGTGCGATGCCGCCGCGATGCCCGCATTGGCAAGCGAACGGTTCTTCCACAGCGATGTCGCGCTGTCCCATTGGATGAGATCCTTGTCCGCGACGGAGGTGATCAGGACATCGTGGATCTTATTAAGCTCCTGACCGTTGTCCACCTTCACGAAGATGCGGGCGTTGCTGCCGTTGCTCGCCGAGATCACCCATCCGACGACGACACCGTGCGCCGGCTGGGTGGGACGGGTCTTGGTGAACGCGCCAGTCGTCTCGGAGAGCCACAACTGATCGCCATCGTCGAATGAAGTGGACGGGACATTCGACAGCCCCGTCAGTTCTCCCGATGTCATCATGTAGCCATCGGCGCTGTTCGTGATCGTCTCGGCTGCGACACCAATGGTCGTCTTCGCCGTGGATTCGACGGATGCGTCTGCAAGCTCGACGGTCAGGTGCGAGCCAGTCGAGCCGACGACGCGGACGACCTGACCCTTTGTGATCGTTCCAGCGGTCGCCTTGCGGACGATGTGGAGCTGCGCTTCGTTCACATTCGAGATGTATGTTCCGCTCGTGACCGTCGCGCCAGCGGTCGTGACATTGAACTTGTCGAAGGCGTTGAACGCGCCGGCAGTTGAGGTCTGCGCGTTCTGCACCTTCATCATGCCGCTGTCGTTGACCACCTGCGTGGCGACGACGCTCGGGCTTCCGTTGTTGCGGACGAACGGAAGCACGGGACGAAAGACGGCGGATGTCCCGTTGTATCCAAGCATCCACATGCGACCTGTCTGGAGGTCGGTGAAGATCTCGCCTTCATCGAACTGCGATCCATCGAGGGCGATGGACGGCTCGTTGGCGGACGACGATGTCGTGCTGAAGAACTTGGGTACGACTGGTCCTGTGATCGTCATGTCAAAGTCCTTGCAGAATGGTCAGGATCTGCTGTTCCTTGGTCTCGGTCGCGATCTCGCCCTGACGCGCGGCTCGCTGTAGGTTCGGCATCGCGCTGCCTCGGGCGGAGCAGTAGTCGCGGAGATGCGTGAGCGAGGTCGCGCTGTTGGCAAGCGTGCCTTCCGCCGTGATGTCGCCATAGCCGGCGCGGATGTCCGATGCCACGGCAAGTTCGTTTGGATTCATCACATGCGCGGAGACGACACCAAGCACGCCATCTCCCGCGCTCGGATCGGACGGAGGATGGATCTCGACAAGCACGATGGACTGGGAGTCCCCGCTGAACATCTGCACGCTCTCGGGCAGCGCCGTTCCGTCAGGCTTCACGGCCTGGAACGAATACTTGTCCACGCCTGCCTCGACATAGGAGTTCCTATGCGAGAGGCGCACGATCTTGTGGTTCGAGTCGAGCATCCATGCCGTCGCCCCGTAGCCGATCGTGCGCGGATCGACGACGACGACAGGCGGGACCGACGATGCGGACGGAAGCTCGAACAGCGACAGGTCGTTGCGGCATTGCAGCGTGTAGCCGCTATGGCTCGTGAATCCGCGCAGCACGCTCGAAGGGCTGCGAGTCTCGATCACATTGTCGTCGCCGTCGAGCCAGCGGAACATCGTCGTGACATCGAAGATCGAGTTCACCCCGTAGCCACCGTTGCCGACATAGAACTCGGTCGCGCTCCTAGCGCCGGACTGCCCATAGCAATGCAGGCATCCGAACATGAACAGGTCGCTCACGAGGACGAAGTGCATCGGGAACGAGTTGTAGAAGACGGGCTTGTTCGCGTCGAGAGCGGCGTTGTTGTATGACCCGAAATGCGTGGCGAGCGAGCTGCCGCAGTAGTTGTTGAACACGCGCAGCCGCGTCGAGATGCCTTGGATGGAGTTGCGGTAGCCGTACAGCGGGCTGTTCGGATTCCACGCGATCGGACGCTTCGTGGCGACCGAGCCACCCGAATAGGTAGCCGTGTAGTCTTCGTACAACCACAAGTCCTGCGTCGTAGGGCTGTAGGTGTACGGAATCAGCATTAGTGGTTCACCCAGGTTCCACCGTAGACACCACCAGTCAGGTTTGCAGACAGAGACTCGACCTCCGCAAGGATCTGGTCCTGCGTCGATGCGGTGGCGATGTCCGCCGTGGGCGAAGTGCCTGAGCCAACGAACTCCGTCCATGTGTTCGGAGTCGAGGTGAGCGTGTAGTACTTGCTGTCAGCCTGCACGAAGACCAGCATTCCGACCTTCTTGCGACCGCTCGGGATGGCATCCCGCACCGTCGTCGTCGCGACCGACATGAGACCGCCGCGCCCATATTCCGCGATGTGCGTGGGGTTCGTGTCCTCGGGCTGGGTGGGCGCGATCGGAACCCCAATAGGTAGTACTGGCTCGGTGTGGGGCATGGCTTATCTAACCATATGTTTCGTGCAAGTCAATGTTTACCGCACCAACAACACTAAGAACAAGCGCCATCGATGGCGTTGGCAAGGCAGAAGTAGGCGACAGGCATGTCGGCGGGGTTCGTGTCGTTTGAGTCGAAGCCGTCGCTCATGTACAGGTGAGCCTGCACGATGACCTCGTTCTGGTTGCCGTCGCGGTCCTTGCCGATGGGCAGGATGTCGAAGCCCGCCTGATCGAGCGGCATCTTGTAGCCCGGCGCAGCGAACGAGGAGGTGTTCGCCAGCTCGGCGAGGTTGTAGGCGACGATTGTCAGGTCTTCCCACGAGGAATCGATCTTCTCGAAGTCCTTGAGTTGACCAGGCCATGTGGATCCCGTGGGCGGGGCGGGATATTGCCCCGTAGTCGCGTCGAACGAGCGAGCCTTGAACATGACCTTGGCGAGGTAGGACCAAGCCTTGACACCCGTGTTGAAGGGACCGTCGTTGGCGACGATCTTGATCAGGCAAGGAATGCCGAACGGCTGCGGGACATGGATGTTGATCTTGCCGTCCGAGGCGCGCCACGACTTGGCGATGCCGCTGGTCTTGATCTCCAGCGGTCGGTCGTCTGCCTGCGGGCAGAACATCGGATCCTCCAGCTCGCCGTAGACGCGAGTCGTCGGGAACCCAAAGCCCTTGCGGTCTGTCTGAAGGCGCAGCTCCATCCACGATCCGCCTGACCAGATGGTTCCTGGGATGTTGATGACGGTCGTGCCGTCACCGCCCGCGCTCGGATCGGAGACCTTCGTCAACTTTGCGGTCGGCGAATACCAGCCACGGAACCACAGGTCGCTGATGCCTCCGTGACGGCGGTACGCCTCGAAGCGCAGGAACTCGTACCGCCTGATCTGGACATCTGTGCCGGCGAGGCGGGGTTCATTTCCAGCCGTCGTCGGGCTGTTCATGTTCCCGAATGTCATCGGACTGGTCTTGCGGTCTCTGTGGGACTCCTGATCAGTCGTGTCCTCGATCGTCTTCTGATACCGCGAGTCTGCTTGGATGCAATAGTCGCGCCCATGCCTGTAGTTGAGGTCGGAGTGCGCGTTGAACTGATCGGTCTGCGAGAACGGGTTAGGCAACTTGTAACTCTGCCGGCTGGTCGCGACCGTGTTCTGCGGGAGATCGGTCTTGAACACATCTGGCGGGCGACCGTCAGGAAGGTTCGCGCCCTTGATGTCGATGCGGAACAACGGATAGGTCGCGTTGAAGATCGGCGAGGCGTTGATGATGCGCCGCTGGTATCGGTTGGTCAGCGAGTTCGCCTCCCAGTCCTCGGTTCCAGTCTTGCGGCATCCCGAAAGGATGTCGGCGCTGTTCTGGTTCAGATACGCAAGGCAGCGGTTGTCGTCCAAGTAGTGCTGCGTCAACTGCGGATCGGTGGGAACGCGCTTGCCCACGCAGATGATCGTGAACGAGTATGTGCCGTACTCGCCGCTCCCGATTGGCTCGTAGACGATGGCCGCGCCGCATTTCATCAGCAGCCAATCGATGATCTCTCCGACAGGACGGTGAGCCATCGCATCGGCTCCAGGTACGGTGTTCTCCCACTCGTACTTGCCGAAGCAGTCGGCATCGGTCGGATCAAGCGATGACGGAGAGAAGTCTTGATCGTACTCGTCGCCGATCACCGAGTCGCCGACCGTCACTTGGTTCAAGAACAGAGACGACTTGATGTTCTGAAGTCTCGAGAAATCCCCATCACTTCCGAGACCGCCCTGCGTGTTCCACGATCCCTTGAGCAGGTATTCCACGAGCTCCTTCGTGGTCGCGCGATTGTCTTGGAGGATCGTGTCGTCACGCCACGAGATCGAGCCTTGGTCGCTGTTCATCCCGAACGCGCGGCGACCTGCGAACTTCCATCGGCTGCACTTGAACACCGCGATGTACATCGCGATGCCTTCCGTCCTTGACTCCGTCACTTGCTCACCCGTGATCGGATCGAGAACGGGATCGCCGGCTTCGTCCGTGACGAGATGCGTGTGCACGAGACCCATCTCCGCCGTCATCAGCGGGATCAGGTCCGCAAGCCACATCCTCGGATATGTGCAACTGTCGAGGGCATCGATGTGTCCCGTGTTGAACGAGATCGTGAACGGAGCGCCATCGAGCGAGTCGGCTCCATCGCCCCACTCGGTCGCATCCCTTGCGACGATCAGCTCCATGAGATCCTGCTTCGTGACGAGCAGCTTGCATGTCGCGTGGCGAGACAGACCGAACAGCGGCCACTTCATGCTGTTGATGTCGGTCGTGTCGATGTTGTGCTGGCGGATCATCTCCTCGAACTCAGGCGTGAGCAGGCGGGCGTATCCCCACCTGAAGTCGCTGATGCCGGGATCCCATCGGGTGATGCTGATCTCCGTGAGTGCGCCGCACTTGGTGCTGCTCATGTAAGCCTCGGCTTGGAACCAAAGTTGTAGCGCAGCGCGCCAGTCGATCCGTTCAAGGTTGCCTGATCCGTACCCTGAGTCTCATCGTAGGGAACATCGTGTTCCGCCTCGAAGTACTGGATGAACTGGTAGTTCTGCCCATTGCTCGGCGTAGTGACGCTTGAGAAGGCGCTATTGGTCGGAGATGTTCCGCCGTGCGGGATGTCGCCTGGGCAGAAGTGCCGCGTCGTCTGCTTGTGCTTTGCCGTCATGTTTCTGTTGCCGTGCAAGTCAGGTCGTCCGCTGTGCATGTGCTTCTCGGTATGAAGCAGCGCAAACGGCTTTGTGGAAGTGGTTCCTTCCGAACTGTCCTTCCTCGTCTGCGGATCGACATTCGGAGCCTGGTTCTTCTTCTCGCCTTCGACGGTCTCCGTGATGTCGGCGTAAGGCGCATGAAGCTGCACGGGAACTCCAGCCGCGCTCGGGCTTGTGGAATGAGCAACCTTGATGCCTGAATTGATCGACAGGCTTCGGTGACCAGTAGACTTCTGCGGAGGATTCAACTTCCGCTCGGTGGCGATGGCGCGCGTTCTGTTCTTCAGGAGGTCGGCTGCGTTCGGACCAGTCGGGACCGCCGCGTGGTTCTTCGGGAGATAGACATTGATCGCGTCCGTCTCCTGACCAGGAGCCGCGTCGAATGTCCCCTTGGGGAACGAGTAGATGACGGGATTCTCGCTTCCGAGCTGCAAGGTCGTCGGGTAACTGAACTGCGCTTCGGCTCCAGTCGGGTAGTTGGCGGGACGGAACACGCCTGGAGTCACATGCACGATGAGCGCGGAACCGTATGCGTCGGGCTGCTGCGCGGGGAAGAACTCAAAGGTTCCATCGGCGGTCTTGATCGACGACAGGATGTTCTTGAGCATCATCTTGTCGTATGCGACCGTTCCCGTACCCGCGCTCTGCAACGGAGTCTTTCCGTCGTTGGTCGCTCCAGACGAAGCGCCGTTTCCAGCTCCAGGGGAGAAAGACTGCGAGGAATCGGCACGCGCGATCACTTCGTAGGTGATCGCGTTCTCGGAAAGCATGTTTTCCTCGGAGACTCGCACCTTGAGGATCGTGTCTTCCGCGTAGTCGATCCTGTTCTGGGAAAGCCTGATGCACAGCGTGAGAAGCGCGCCGGGGACGACATTTCTGTCGCCCTTCACCGACGCGATGAAGTGCTTCATGCCGATGACATTTGAGTCCTCGATGGAACGCTCGAATGTGTACGAGCAGTCGCCGACGCGCGCAGGTGCGGGAATACCGCGCACGAATTCCTGATCGACGATGTCGAACAGGAGCCGCGTGCGGCTCTCGTCGATCGCGTACTCCTGATGCATTCGGCGGAATCCGCGATACAGGTTGCCGCTGATGTAGCGCCGGAAGAAGTCGGCGTAGTAGTTGCCCACGGCAGGACTGAGGAAATCGACGATGACATCGTTGCGCGATCCATCTCCGCCGGGATATGGGTTATCCCATTCGGCGGTGTCCTTCGTGCCGACGAGGTCGTTTGCCAGACCAGCGACACCAGAGAGAAGCGCATTCGCGTTGGCGTTGGTGGACCTTACATGAAGAGATCCAGTCTTCCTGATCGTCGTCAAGCCCATCGCGTCGATGGAGAAACGAGCGTTGCAGTAGAACGAGATCAGGTTGTTGCTCGATGGACCGCCATCGGCAAGACGAGGCTTCTCGTTCCATTCGGCCGTGAATTGCACCATAAGTGCATTCGTACCCGTGATCTGATTGACCTTCGCCGAGAAGTACGGACCATGCAGTTCGTCCTTCTCCATCGAGATGGTGGTCTTGTCGCCCTGCATCTCGATCTGCGCCCACAATGACTTACCAGGCTGGTTCAGCGCGGACTGCATCTTGTACAGGAACGCCTGATTGGAGCTTTCATCCTCTCCGTAGCCAGTCTGGTTGTAGACGAGAGCCTCGCCGGCAAGCGTGTGCTTCACCAGCGATGTCGAGGGATTGTCGGGAGTTGACAGGTTGTCAATCCGATATTCCACGATGTTGACATTCGTGAGTTCAATCCCGTTGTATGTCAGCTTGGTGTACGACATCAGTAATTGCCTCTACCTGTCCACCAGTTGTTTCTTCCGCCTCCGCTGACCGTCGCGGATAGATCGGCTTGGAATCGACCGCCCGTCATCGCGTTGAGGTCGTTGAGGAACATGGCGTTTCCAGCTCCGCGCATCTCGGCGATCCGCTGCGTGGCGTACTTGGAGTCGATCTTGTCTCGGACATCTTCTCCCCAAGGATAGAAGAACGATCCAAGATATTGCCATTGATCCATGTGGGACATGTTCTCAGCGCCACCGCCAAGAATGGATCCCAATGTTCCGATCTGAGTTCCAAACTTGCCGATCTCAGCGGTTTCTTGCGTCCACCAGTTCTTCATTCCCTGGAACGCAGCGGTGTTCGAGATCTGGGCATTCGCATACTTGCTCATCGCCGTTCTGACATTGGGATCCCTTGCGGTCTGGATCTCGGAGAACATGTCGGAAAGCATCATGCCCGTGTTCAGCTTGGCCATGAACGGATCCAGCCTTGAGAAGCCGGATATGTTCGAGCGAGTCTGCCGAGATCCCCACATGATGGCATCGATGCCCGTCTTGATCAGACCGACGATGAGATTCATCGTGGCGACGACGCGACCAATGCCCGTGACCATCGCCATCACTCCGCCACCGCCCTGCTGCGGCGCGTTCGCATCCTGAACGCCTGCGACGACTCCTGCAACGGCTCGGGCGTGCGCGCGCGTGCCGGGAAGCCCCGAAGGACTCGCCTGACCCGACAGGACAGCCTGTTCCTCTGCGGTCAGCCCAAGCGACGCTACGGTCGCTCCAGGCATCGCCGCACGCCGGCGCAGCTCGTCGATGCGCGCAGCCATGCCGCCCTGCATACGCCGTCCTGCTGCCGCCGTAGCCGCCGCTGCCGCAGCCGCTGCATCCGCAGCCTGCTGGCGGGCTGCCGCCGCCTGTTGACGAGCCGCAGCAGCCTGCTGACGAGCTGCAATCCGCGCTCCAGCAGAAGCATTGCGTCCCGCTTCGCCAAGGTTCCGCGCTCGGACGCTCAAGTCGAAAGCCCTGAGACGAGCGCCACGAGCCTGCTCGCTTGCACTCAGTTCCGAGGGATCCGACATGAACCGCTCAAGCAGGTTGTAGTGCGTCGGATGCAGGATGTCCCGCGTGGTCATGCGCGGGTTCATGCGCGAGGTGTATCGAGCCTCGATCATCGCCGCGCCGAACGAGCGGTTTAGATTGCCGCGCATCGAACGCTCTGCTTCGGACATACCGCCGCCACGACCGCCTCCACCGCCGCCTCCGCCAGGTCGCATCCCGCCGCGCGCACAGCATCGACGCAAAGTCTCGAGGATCGACCGCACATTCGTGTTGATCGACGCGATGTGAGCCTGCACATGACGCAGCGTCTCCATGATCGAACGGATGTCGGCATTCGAGTCACCACCACCACCGCCGCCATCGTCGGGAAAATTGACCGTGATGACATTGGTCGGGATGCTGCTCATGTGACTTTGATCCTGTAGGTCAGGGAGCTGGACACGGTCGGGTATGCCCTACGGTAGAGCTGGTAGGTCACGCCATCCTCGACGATGGTCCCGATGCTCGGTCCGCTGTCAGACGGGAATCCCGTTCGGTAGAACGGCTCCAGACCAGCGGTCGTCTTGATCTGCACGCCAAGGTCGTGCAGCTCCTGCGGGAACGCAAACCAAAAGTACTCGGAATCGCTCGTGGAGCGCACCTTGGTCAGCGTGAGGTCGATCTTGCCTCGGTAGTTGTTCACACCCGTCAGGTCAGTCCACGCCGGCTGCGTAGCCTTGAAGCCGTACTTGAACGACCCCGCATACGGCCACGGCGTGGCGTATGAGCAGGTGAACACATCGGTGGACGAGATGTAGAGCTGCGCGCGCGGCTCCTGCCTGATCGGACCGCTCGACACGAATCGGATGGCGACCTGTAGAAGCCCGTCAAGCAGATCCTGAATCAGAACCTTCCTGATCTTCGCCTGACGCATCAGCACGCCGTGGTCAAGACCAGCAAGCTGCCGCGACTGCTTGAAATCGTTGTCGGAAGCCGTCCTGACGAATGTCGTGACGGAGAACCGCTCGGTGATAAAGCCGAGACCGCTGCGGTTGTAGTCGTTCTGCGCGCCGGCGGCGATAGGCGAGATCTGCACGGCAAAGTCCATCGCCTCGGTGAACTTCGGTTCCTGCGTCAGGTAGACGCGGCTCTCAGGCAGGTCGAGCGAATCGACAAGACGCTGCCTGAGAGCGCGGTAGACCTGATCTTGGGTAGCAAGGATCATCGGTGCATCCCCTGCCTGTGCATCGCCGTTTTCTGCCGCATGGCATCGAGCTTCATCTTGGCGACATCCTTCGCAGGCGCGCCACAGTCCTTCAGCAGCTCCGCGTTGGCTTCCGCCGACAGGCACGCGGCGACACCACGGGCGAGCATCGCGCTCTGGATCGCCATCGCCAGCTTGATGTTCTGGAAGAGACCCATTGCTTCCTCCTCATCCCTGCATGAAGACGGCGGGAACCCATAGGCGGCAGCGAAGATTGCCGCCGCCTTTAGGCGTTTCCCGCTTTGTTCATCGCCTTCGCCAGACGAACGCTCATCGCCCAGATCTCGTGTTCAGTCAGACCCTCGTGGTCGCTCATCGACTGCTTCATGCAGTCCACGACGACCTCGCGCGGAGGCTCGGCATCTCCCTTGTGCTTCTCAAGCAGAAGGCTCGTGTACACGAGCGAGTCGATGCGGTACTCCTTGTCGCCCTTCACGAAGGTGACATTCCAGTCGTCGTTGCCGATGTCGATGCGTTGTCCAGCCATTCAGTTCTCTCTTTCTGTTGTGATTACGCGGGCAGCTTCGCCGTGAACGACGGCGGAGTCGAATCTTTGCCGGAGAAGACCGACACGAACGAAAGCGCGATGCGCTTCACCGTGTTGCCGAAGTCGATGTACTCGGGGCCGCTTGCAAGCATGACCGTGGCAAAGGTATAGGTTATCGAGCCGTCGTTCGTTCCCTCGATCGAAAGCGCGATCGCCCTTCCGTCGAAGAGCGTTCCACCGACATTCGCCATCGTGCCTTCGTCGCCGCCACCAGCTCCAGATCGGACCCGACCAAGCAATGCTTCGAGCTGAGTCTGGTTCCAAGACACCATCGTGAAGTCGATGGTCCACGAGGTTCCCGCGTACACGGCTTCGGCGATCATGTCGCCCGTGTCGTTGCGCGTGAAGGTGCGGTAGTGATCCCGTCCGACGATGCGGATGAGATCCTCGTTGTCAGTCATCCCGAGTTCCGTGGACGCGGTGGTCGCGCCCCACTTGATGACTGTCGGTCCATTTACATGGAAGTCCTGGTATGAGTCGGCCATGTCATGCTCCTGTGATGCTGTTCACGGCATCATTGGCTAGGTTCTGTAGTCGGACCCTGCTCACCTGATTCCACGGTCGGGCAGGAACTTTCAATGACGGAAGTACGACATAGTCGTAACCCTCGCGCCCCTCGAAGCTTCGTGACTCGCGGATCGCCTTCGTGCGACCAAGCACCACATTGTGGAATGTACCACCACGGGCTTGCTCAAGTCCATAATCAGCCGCGACGATTTCGATGTTGTACGACCGACCTGGGCGACCATCGCTCGTGCCAGCCTTGCCATCGACGGTCGAGACGCTGATCGAGTTGAGAAGCCTGCCCGTGTCAACGAGCGGCGTGTCGGAGTTGCTGCGGTCTGGGCTTTTCTCGCGCCGGCGACCGTCCTCGTAGGAACGGAACATCGCGCGATCCCACACATTCAGCGGGGCAAGCGGAGCGTCGTCCGCGCCGATCGACTGGGCGAGGTTCTGCTGCAATGCGTCCTTCATCGCAAGCGCGATGCGCTGGACGATGAGCGGTTCCAGTACGCGGCGGCGCGCTTGATTCACGATGCCGTGTACTTCCTGCGAGGGAAGAAATCGCTGTCGGCGACCATGCCCAGGTTCCCTCGCTGGACCTGACTGATGATGGACAGCGCCGGCTTGGACGCATCGATGTTCGAGGCGACAGGGAAGACGCGCCTACCGTCGCGCAGATCGACCATAGAGGCGTTAGCCCTGTCAAGCCTGTCTCGGACCGCATCTCCGAAAGGACCGCCGCGGCGCGCCAGCAGGATCGCCAGCGCGATGTCGCAGGTCATTCCGATGAGCAGCCAGTTTTCGGCAGTCTGAAGCGCGTCGAGATCCGACTCGCTGTAGATGCCGCCACGGAAAGCGAACGACTGGACCTCATGGCTCGCCCGCATGAGGGCCGCCATGATGATCGTGTTGCTCGAATCGACGACACCATCCTCCTCGGCATCGATGCCAAGCTCCGCGAGCAGGCGCTCGTCCACCGACGACTTGAACTGATCGACTGTGGCGTATGGAACTGGCATCGATGCTCCGATAGGGGGATGGGAGCCGAAGCCCCCATCCCCCCACGAAAAGAGAGATGGTCTGATCAGGCGAAGATGTTGGCGACATAGATGCCGGCAAGCGGAGCGGTCAGCTCGAAAGTGCCGTTGTCCACGATCGAGCCGCGCGTGCGGCGGTTGATCGGGTCATCGAAGGTCTCAACGGTCATGTCCTCGTACACGAAGTTCGAGATGGTCGCGAAGTTCGAGCCACCCTCGACACCGACGAGACCCTGCGGACGGGAAACGAAGACGACCTGACCTTCGCTCAGGATGTAGTCGGCAGCTCGGGTCACGCCCTTCGCGGTCGAGACCTTGACAGCGTCCTCGATGACGATGTCTCCGATGCCGAACAGCGCAGGAGCAAGACCGTAGCGGGAGAAGTTGCCTTCGCCCTTCATCAGGTCCACGCCCTGCGTGTACTTGATGAGATCCTTCATTTCCTCGGTGCGCGACATGCGGAACGCGGTCTTCGGCGACATGACGGCGACGATGTCGCTCATCTGAATCGCGCCGCCCGTGTTGATCATCAGCTTCTCAGTCGCGGTCTGGAAGAGACGCGCTGCGTAAGGCGCGCTCGTCGCAGTTCCATCAGCAACGCCGTTGGTCGTAGTAAGACCAGTAAGCGTGTCGAAGTCAACGAAGTAATTCGTGCCGCTGGTCCAGTTGCCAGCCGTGGTCAGGACGGTGAGCGCGCGCTGCGTGCGGAGCGTCATCAACTGAGCCGCGCGGCTGCGAGCGTGCTGCGCCACGATGTCCCACGCCGCGACCTTGGCGGTCTCGTAGGGGATGTGGAAGCCCTTCTCGTACCGCTTGGTCGAGAAGCTCACGAACTCAAAGTCGTTGTTGATGCCGGTCGGGCGATCCTCGCCATACGCCCAGCGGAAGTCAGCCTCGTTGACCACGCGAACGGCTTCGTCCGAGTTGATCTTGAGGTAGTAGCCGCTGGTGGTGGTGACGGGGACGAGCTTGGTGTAGCGGTTCAGCGCGAACGACTTGACATTGCGCGTGAACTCGGTCTGGATGAGACCAGTTGCCTCGGAGAAGGTGGGGACGAAGGTGTTCAGTCCGCCACCGATTGAAACTTCTGCCATGTTTGGTTACCTCGTGTTGGGTGAACGGAATGAATCAAGCCTGGATGTACGGCGCGGGAAGGAGCTTGGCGCGGATGAGCGTTCCTGCGGCAGCAGAGGGCTCAAGCGCGATTGCGAACACGCGCGCGGCGGTTCCAGACGCAGCCTTGACGAACACGCCGTCCGTCGTGACCTTGAGAAGATCGCCGGCAACGACTGCCGTGCTGGAGCCATCGCACTTGGCGAGAACGATGTCGCCGTTCTGAAGCTGAATGGTGTCGCCAGCTTCAGCGTGATTGGCGCTGTCGAACTTGCGGGTGGAGCCATCGGCGACTCCGATCACGAAATCGGCAGTCGGGCTGGCCGCCGGAGCGCCAGCGTTGCGGAGGTAGCCGGCAGCGGAGGTGACCTTGACCGCCGAGTAGGGCAGGATGGTGGTCTGCGCCACGAGCGACGGAGTATCGGAGAACGAACTCATGTCTGGTTGCCTTTCTTAGAACTGGCCGCTCTTTGCGCGCGCCATGAGGGTCTTGAACTTCTCAGCATCGCCGGCGGCTTCAGCCACGAGCTTTGCAACGGTTTCACGGTTGAGGTTGTTGGTCGGATCGTTCTTCATGCCCGAGCGCGGCGCGGCGGCAGCGACACGAATGCCGACTGGGTCGCGACGGAAGTTCTCGCGCCAGAATGCGATCTTCTTCTGCGGATCCTTGGCGAAGACGAGTTCCTCGATCATCTCCTCGCGGCAGCAATCGACGGAGTAGCCATCGGTCTGCATCGAGTCGATCTCGCGGGAGAAGCGTTCCTTCGCCAGCTCCTGCTCAAGGGCAGCGATGCGGCGCTCGAAACGCTCCTTCTCGCGGGCGAAGGCGGACTTCGAGTTCTTGGTCTTGCCAAGGTTCGTGTCCTTCATGTCCTTCTCCTTCTTGTCCTCGTCGCCCTCGTCCTCGTCCTCGTCTTCATCCTCTTCCTCGCCCTTGTGGGCATCGGAATCGATGTGAACCGCAGTCTGGTTGTACATCTTGCGGTTCTCTTCCTTGAGACGGGCGATCTCAGCGTCCTTCTCGGCGATCAGCTTCGCCATCTCGTCCTTCTCGCCAACCTTGGCTTCGTCAGCCATGTGAGTCTCCTTCTTGGTGCCGGTCGCGCCGGGTACGAACACATTGCCCACTCCAGGCGCGGCCTCGAAACAGGAGGAGCATTCCATAGCAAAGACGGTCTTTTCGCCCTGCTTGGCGAAGCGCGTGTCAGGCAATGGCCTGCGTGGGGTGTCCCTTCCAAGCAGGGCGACCTCGCTCATATGGTCGTCCGACCAGATCTCCGCGCTGCGGCGCGGGAACTTGTTGGACGCGATGTAGGAGGCGAAGTCCTCTCGGGACATCTCGACATCGCCGACGATGAACGGAACGCCGTTGCGCTCCTCCATCTCGACATTCGTCACGGCTCCAACGGCTTCCTTCGGCTCGCTGTGGTCCTCCTGCGAATGAAGGACCACGATCCGAGGATGCTGCTTGCGCGAGATGAACTGCTTCGTGCGCTTCACGATCTTCTCGACCTTCTTGCGGTCGAACTTCTTGATCTCGGTGTCCGTGCCATCGTCAATGGTCGGATCGAACCCAGAGAACAACTCCAGCCGCTTGATCACGACCTTGTCGTCCTGCTCGTCGATGGCATGGGAACCCGTCATGGACACATTCCGCACCATATAGACCCCTAATGCAACCTATTGGTCGATAAAAACTTCTAATTGTTATGACATTCCCGCTTGACTTAGCCCAATAGGCTAACAATTAGCGGAAGCCAGGATCGGGATACAGACCCATGTCGATGTATGTCTGGCGGAGCCTGTTGTAGTTCCTGAGAGCGGAATAGTCGATCCTGCCCGTGACATCGACCAGTCCAAGGGACATCGCGCGGCGCGCAGAGACAGGCACGAGCGCAGCTCGGCAGTTGCGACCGCATGGCGGCACGCAATCCTGCCTGATGATCTCGTCAATGGTATTTATGTACCCGTTGACCTGCCAATGCGAGCCTTCGGGGAAGTCGCCTGACGGATTTCCGCGCGTGCGGCGGTCCATGACCTCGCGGATCTCCCACAGCGGGTGGACGGAATCGCGCGACGGACTCGCCGGCTGGGTCGGGTTCTCCGACACGGACACGCGCCTCCCGTCGTTCGCCGCCGAGTCGGCGATGCCGATGTTGAGCGCGCGGCGCACCTCGTCCTGCGCGACAAGCACCGATGTCCTCGGCACGGTTCGGACAAGGTCTCGGATCTCGCGGTCCTGCGACAGGATCTCCTGCGCGTTGCGCGCGACGATGATCGGGACATCGTAGTGCGCCGCGCGGCGAGCGATCCTCGCCGGCACGCCGCGACGGATCGGACGCATGACATCGTCGTTCTCATCGAAGAACAGCAGGTAGATCGCGGACAGCATCTCGTCGCCCGTCCTGATGGCTGCGCGCTCGTACCGCGACTCGACCTCGCGCATCGCGCGCATCGACATCTCGCGCGCGCGCTCGTGGAACACGGCGATGTCCACCGCGCTGTCGCCAGCGGGAAGGAACAGACCGCGACCACGGTCGAATGCGCCCACGAGCGACATCGACACCTCGGACTGCATCCGAGTCCAGTTGCGGGACGCGAGGCCGCGCATCCATGCGCGCCTCATGTCCTGCTCGACCGTAGACATCGCCTTCATTCATCGACCTCGAAGAGATCCTTGTCGCGGCAGTCTTCCTTCTCGCCGCGAGCGAACGAACGCAGCTCCTCGACGCGACCGTTGATCCACACCTCAAGGTCGCCCTTCATCTTGCGGCGCTCGAACTCCTTCTGCGCGCGGACGCGGACCGCGTTCACCATGTCGTCGGTGACCTCGTGCTCCTTCGTGAAGATGTGCGCGTCGCCGCGCGCGACATCGCCGCCCGCGTGGATCGTCTCGCGAACAGCCGCATGGACAGCCTGCTCGACGCTCAGACCCTTCCGAACAAGCTCGCCAGCGCGGTCCTTCTGCGCCAGCGCGTCCGTCGCGTGCTGCGGGCGACGGCGGTTCTCGCTCTTCTTCCTCTCGCCGCACATGTCGTAGGCGATCGCCCAAGCCTGGTCGTCGCTGTAGCCCTCGCCGATCAGGACTCGGTGCTTCGCGATCACGCAGTCGCCGAGTTCCTTCGCGTTCTTCTGCTTCGTGCTGCCGGACGGACTCTTGCGGTTCTTCGGGTAGACATGCTTGCCGCTCGCGCAGCCGTTGCCATCGGTGAAGCCGCCGAAGCCGTTGCCGCAGTTGCCCTTCGGCTTGCCGCGCCGGCGACGGCGCACGGCCTCGCGCTGAAGCTGCTTGTCGGACATCTTCGAGAACGCCTGCTTCGCGGACAGAACCTTGTCCGAAGAGCCGTCGCCGTCCTCCTCGCCATCGATTTCGTCTGGCTGCACCTCGCCGTCATCCTCGAAGTCGTCCATGAACTGGTCCTCGGGCGCGATGTCGGGAAGCACATCCTTGATCTTGCCCGTCAGCACAGGCTCGTCCACATCGGGGATCGCGAGACCAAGCATCTTGCGCGTCTCCGCCTCGCTTACCGTGCCGCCAAGCTCGTTGACGAAGATGCGGATCGCCTCCAGCTTCTTCTGCATCTCGGGAGCCTCGACGCTGAACTCGAACTTCGGATAGATCTCCTGCGGTCCGAAGTTCATGTCCACGATCTCCTTCACGAGCTGATGCGTGATCGTCTCGCCGAGACCCTCGGCAACGAACTTCATCTGGCGGGTGAAGGTCTTTCCATGCTCCGCACCGACGCTCGAACCGAGGCCAGTCGAGACCGCCTCGCTCGTCGCGCTCTGACCGACGATGAGTTCCTTGATGTTCTTGGCGAGCCACTCGGTCAGGTCGGCGAACACCTGCGCGCGCGCGGCGGCAGGCTCGAGGATCTCGATCTCGTAGTCCTTCTGCCCAGGAACGCTGCGCGGCACGACGGCGCTCACATCGCCGACCATGTTGCGGAGGATGTTCTCCATCTCCTCCTTGCCGCCCTTCTGCGCCATCGGGTAGTAGCCGATGCGGATGCCCTGCGCGTAACGCTCGGAGAAGGTCGCCCAGTTCTGAAGCACCGCCTGCTTTAGGTTCCAGTACCACCACACGACATCGCGCGTTCCCTTGCCCATGTACGAGTACGCGGTCTCGTAGGGATCGTCGAAGTCGGGACCATGCACCATGTAGCGATGCCACACGACCGCGCGGCGCTCGATGTCGGTGAAGATGTGGACGCGCGAGTCGAAGCCCTGCTGCGTCTCGCCGCCCGTGCCGTCGAAGTCGGCGTAGTAGCGCGGACCGACCTTGATGCCGGGCAGACCGTCCTCGTGGGTGATCAGCGTGTCGGGATGGAACGGAAGCCAGTCAGCCGGCGCGATCAGACCGCTCGGCTTGCGCTCGTAGATGATGTTGAGCGCGCTCGACCCGTACCACACCGCGTCGAGCAGGTGGCGGATCATGTCGGCGAAGCGAGGGATGCGCGCGATGATCTCGGCGGTGCGGTTCGCGATCTCCTCCTGCATCGGGTCGCGCGCGTCGAACGGCTTGACCTGCCACTCAAGACCCGCGATCGACACCTGGAGCTGGAGCAACGGACCCATGCAGTCGGGGTCGTTCCTCATCTGCTTCATCAACTGGCGGTCCTTGCGGTACGCCAGCGACGGATTGCGGAGGATCTTTGCGATGCTTGCGTAGAAGGTGCGCTGCATCTCGATCGGCATCGCGATCGGAGCGCGCAGCTCCTTGGGGATCTCGATGTCCTTGTCGCCTTCGTTCATCAACTCATCCATAGAGCCTCCAAAGCTTGTTCCGTCCACTTGTCGTGATCTGCGGCTTCGCGGTCAGCCCGTAGCCGGCGCGCGTGCACGCTTCCATCAGGTCCACCACGGCATCCACGGTGTCGTCGTGGTCGCCGGCGGGGAATGTCGTCATCTCCTCGTACATAATCGCGTGCTCGCGGCACACCTTGCCGTGGTCGCCGCGAAGCCTGAGCCGACCGCTCTCCACGAACGACTGCTTCTCGCTCGCGCGAGTCAGCTTGTCCTGCGTGCGGATCATGCTCACCACGCTCGTCTCCGAGCAGGCGACCTGCAACTGCTGGACAAGACCAGCCTGCGGACCGTTGCCTTCAGCCATCAGCACCGAGATGCCCGCCGCCTTGCACTCGCGCGAACAGATCCGCAGCCACTCGGGGAACGGAACCCGCGCGCGGACAACCCTGTCCACATAGCAGTAGCCGTCCATGCTGCGGTAGCCCGTCACAAGCACCGAGTAGTCGGGATCGCCCTTCTTGATCGTCTTCTCGGAGAACGCGAAGTCGGTCGCAGCGATCGGCTGACCCGTGACGCGGACAGCCTCGGGAACCTGACCTTCGTAGAACGCCCGATCCAGCCACCAATGGTCGAAGACCAACTGGTCGCTCGAAACAGGCGACAGCTCGTAACTGCGGGCATACGCGATCGGTCCCAGCTTCGCCCGAAGATCCTCAAGCATCTCAGGCGTGAACACCTCTGGCCACGGTCCCTCGTAGCCCCTCACGGGTCGCCGAAACAGACCGCCACGGTCGTCGTGGTACGCGCGCCACTCAGCCGTCGCGTCCGCGACATGGTACGGCGTGCCGAACTTCCAGACCCTCGGGTTCGGTCCCGAACGGTCCAAGGTCGGCATCCAGATCGTCTTCCAGCTCTCCTTCACCTGCTCACGCATCGACGGCTGCTGGACCGAGTTCCGCAGGTCGCAGATGTCGTCCGCAATCAGCAAGTCCGATCGTCCGCCGGCACGACCGAACACACTCACCGCCTCCACCGTGGGGTCGCGAATCAACTTCGCCCGCTTCACCGTGAACGCCGTGTTGCCCCAAGTCGAATGGTCGTCAGGCTCGATCGAGGGGAACACCTTGCGGTACTCCTCGCTCTCGACCAGCTTCCTGATCATCGTCACCGTCTTCGCCGCCTCGTCGTCCGTCGAAGCCACGATCTTGACTCGCAGCTCTGGATTCCGCCCGATCTCCCATGCCACACGAGCCGCCATGTTGCTCGTCTTGCCATGGCCACGCGGCAGCTCCACATAGCAGTCCTTCGACTCGTCCAGCATGAAATGCAAGTCGTCGTGCAACTGCCCATTCTCAACGCCAAGCAGGTACGGACAGAACCAATGCGCCGCCTCGCGACACCCGTACCAGAACTCCTCTAGCGTCAGCTCACCTACCACGGACTCTCCTGCGGCATTCGCCGTCCAATTCCTCCACCAGAACCATCGCAACCTCGTAGATGCCTTCGAGATCAGGGGTCATGCACCCCACCGTACCCACACACGCCGCAAAGTCACCCATAATCCCCGTTTGTTCGCCAGTTGTTCGGGTGAAAGCGCAAATACATTTGCGGTCTGACCAAACAAGAGACCAACGGGAACTTTCAGCCGGCGAATTTTCACATACCCAGGGGTCGAGCTCCCAGAATCGGAATCACGCGCTTGGCGTGACCTCCCACGCACATCCATAAGTAACCAAACAAGTTACAGACGGGACTTTCAGGGGGGTCTTTCCGCGGGGAGGAGGAGTAGTGGGGGAGGGCAATCGAGTCGCCCCCGTTGCAGCGCCTCGCGCGCCGTCTAGCATCGGTCGAAGGTAGACGCGCCGCGAGTCGCCATCGCTGTTCCCCGTGTGCCGTGTGTGTGGGTGTCGCGCATCCGCCTCGCGCATGAGTCGAGTGGGCGAGCGCCCGAGCGGCGCGCGTTGCCGAGCGTGTTCGCCTTTGCATTGCCCTCGCATTGCCTGCCCGCCATGCCGGAAGGCACCACGCCGTCCTTCCTTCCTCCGCTTCGCTACCGTGACGATACGCGCGGCACGCGCGCCGAGTCAATCAAACAACTACCCAAAGCACCAAAGAAAGCGGCGCGCCGTTGCGAGGCGCGCCGTTCAAGCTACAAAGGGTTCCCGAGGCTTACCAAACCGCGCGCGGGTCGTCTGGGTCGATTGCGAAGCCGTAGCGGTTCGCTTTCGCGAGTCGTGCCGAGTCGATTGATGCGAGCGGTCCCTTGCCTCGCAGCGCGACGACGATTCCGCGCGGGTCGCGCGTTCGGTCGTCCGTCGCATCACCGTCGATGCAACGCCATGCCCGTCCGCCGAGCGTGAACGCGCGCGGCATCGGTCGTTTGTACTGCCCTGCGCCGAGACCTGCGAACACGACTGCGACCGTCCCGCCCGCTCCGAGGTACTCAGAGGCAAGCGACTCCGAAGCACACTCGCTCCAAGAATACACAATCCGCGTTCGCCCGACTCGCCCGCCATGCTGGAGCGCCGCGCGTACTGCGCCGGGGCGCTTCGTGTACGCGTAGGATGCGATGCCGAAGCGCCCGAGCATGGAATCAGTTTCGGGAATCGCTTCCCATGCGAGGTCCGTTCCCACATTCAAACGCGCGACTGCGCGCGTTTGCGTCGCCCTCGCGATGCGTGCCGCGCGAGCTGCGGCGCGCACCAGTTCAACGCCTGCCGCTACGGGGTGCTCGCGTAGCACGATCACGCGCCGCGCGCGAGCGCGCATGATCGATCCGAGTCCCGCGCGCTCCTCAATCGCTGCGTATCCGCACGCATTGCTGAGAACGCAAACCGCGCGGCATCCTGCGGTGCTCGCTGCGCAGGTTGAGTACGCGCCGCTGCTGAGGTCGGGCGCGCCCGTGTAGGAAAGTGTGGTCGCGGCGTTCTTCGCAAGTTTCCCATTTGCCGACTGGTGCGGCGCCGCGACTTCGTAGAGGTCCGTGCCTGCGAGCGCCTCGCGCATCGCGCCGAGCGCGCGCCGAAGGTACGCAGGTTGCGTACCCTCGGCTCCGAGCGCTGCGCGGATTCCGCGCGCGAGGTCCGCGCGCCATGCGGGGGAGTCGAGCGCGGGAAGCGCCGCGCGGCGTTCAAGCTGAGGAAGTGCAAGATTCATCGCTCTCCCTCCGCCTGCGCGACGGTCGCGCGCACCAACGCAAACGCTACGGTTTCAAGATCGTACAGCGCTGCCGGGTGACTGTGCGCGGCAAGCGCCGAGACTTCGCCCGCGAGCGTCGCGACGCGCGCGGCGATTCCCGCATCGGGAATCGCCATCGCGGCGCGTTGCGCGTTGGTCGCGCATTGCGCGATGCGGCGCGTGCGCGAGTCAATCTCCGCCTGGGGGTAGTGGTGCGTCATCGCACGCCCCCGATCATGTCTGCGAGACGCGTGATGACCGCACGCGCGAGTTCTTCGGTGTCGGGGTCCTCGTCATTCGCGAGTTCCTTGCGCACGCTTTCCGCGATTTCGTCGATGTCGAGCGCGTCGCGCACGATATCGCCGTCGTTGCTGATCGCGTCGCGGACTGCTTGGTGGATGTCGATTTCGCCTGCGGCTCCCTCTGCAATATCGCGCAGAAACGCGCGTCGGCTCGTGATCTCCTCGACGATATCTGTGATGGTGTTTCGCGCTGCGCCGTTGCCGGAGAACGCGTCATCAATCTCGTTGCG